CCGATAAATCAATGGTATCGGCCTGGTTTTCGCAGGTCTCAGTGATAATGTCCTCGATAGTTTCCTGGTTAAGTCTCATAAGATTACTACATTGTAGTAAATGTAGTAATCCTTCCATGCCTCTCCGACCTTTGTCCGATACTGCAGGCGGAAGGCACCCGAGGGAAGTCTGAGGTGTCTGAGTTCAATCATTTTTTTGCCTTTCTACAATGGGAGCATTTCCATCCGCAGTAACACCCGCAACCAAGGCACTCTTTGGATGTATGCTTTCTTTTTTTTTCCGCTGAACACGTTGAAGCGTGCGACCTGTTGAAATTCTTGTCAAAAAGATCCCCTGACGTTGCCTCATAGCCGGGGATGTAGTCTGCAGCAATCCACCTGCCCGTGCCTTTGCGAGTCACCATCCAGATGATCGCATCACCACAGTCGGGGCATTTTGCGGCCGGGATGGTCATTGATGTTTGTCTTCTGATGTTTGAGAATTTGAAGGATCCCCGAAAAGGAACTTTCTGATTTCCTGTTGGCATTCAATCATCGCCGTGGCCGTGTGCGAGAAGAACATCTTTCCCATGAGCTCCTGAAGCATTCCGTAGCACCCGGCAGCCTTCGCCAATAAAGCGCAGGCCGTCAGATGTCTTTCTTCGATGACCTCCGCTTGCGTTTTTAAAGACGCAACTGTGTTTTTGAGCTGATTGATCTCAGCCTTCAGAGGATCCGTGGCTTTTCTCTCTGCCAAGTAAAGCTGATATTCTGTCGGCGTTGCTGTTCTCTGCTCTGCGATGGCTTTCACTTCGTCGTATGCCTTCAGCAGCTTGGTGGCTTCCGAGTAGTCATTCAGTTCGACCCAATGCCTGATCTCTTCAAGTTCCGTGTCGTTCATACAGGCTCCCCGACTTTGACATCCTTTTTCGCATCCATGTCGAGCTTGTCCGCCTTGATGACGAGCGTCTTCGCCAGGGCGCGCGCCTGCTGAGATGTGAAAGACAGCTTCAGGATGGCCTCATCGAAGAACAGATCGACTGCGCCGTCTTTTGCACGGATGGTGAAATTGAAGATTTCTTTCGGCATAATTCCTCCTGTTTTGTGAACTGCGTTATTAAAAAGTTCTCGGGTGTAATTCATGCCAAGCGTCTTCCCGGTAGATCCCGCGGAATAGGCTCAGAGTCATCTCAAGCTTTTCACAGCAAACACACTTCCTCACGATCTTCCAATACAACGGCCTGCCGCCGAGATCAGATCCGCAGGAAAACTGTTGTCCGACCTCCCACTTGTGAAGATCAAAAGCTTTGCAAAGCCACAGCTTCAGGCGGGTGATCATGATCTCCCCAAAACCTTCACCGGATCACGTGTCCTCTTGGATATGTCGCAGTGAACCGCTTTCCCGTCTTTAATAAAGCGATAATGTGGGTGTTTGCACCGCGGGCAGATAAGGAAAAAACCCCCGTCTCTCCCGGCAAAAAATCCTTGATCAGAAAGTTCGTGTCACAGCGTTTGCAGTAATGCATAGCCTTGCTCACGTTATCAATTAAGCTTTCAATCTGGTCAATGCTGTGGTTAAAAGAGAGATCTTCTGGATTACAGCTCACGCCTTCACCCCTTTCTTCTTTGCCTTCCTCCAAACAGGACGAGGAACGTCCCCGCCGCCTTTCTGATAGTAAGCGAAGTATTTGCACTCTCGTGCGAAGCCACACGCACTCTCGGAACACCACCACGACCCTTTAGGTGCAGGCAGGAACACGCCCAGGCGCACGCCATCCACGAAACGGTTTATCTGGTCAACTGCAACCTGATAGTCCCTTGGGGTGCGCGAAGTGACCAAACGGGTGTGTTTTAGGGTCTTTCCCGTGTCCACCATGTTCTCAATGATGACCGGTCCCGGTTCCTTCCCCGTGACCTTCCGCAGGATCATGTGTTCGATGGTGAACTGCAGATCTTTGTCAATATCCCCCTGAGACAGCGTCCTTTTGCCAGATTTAAGGTCTACAGGCTCATTTCGGTCATTGACAAGGTCTGTCCTCACCATGAGGTCAAACTCGTCTGAGAGCCTTATACGCTGATCCTGCTCCACTATGAGGGGCTGATGGCAGGGAGCCACCTTCTCAGCGAACAACCCGGCCAGAAGAACAGCCCGATCCTTCGCCTGCGCCACGACACGGGTCATGCCGACCGACTCCTCTTCCTTGGTCATCATGAGTCCCTCGAGCTTGATCCGCTCCTCAAAGGCTCCTGCAGCCACCTCCTGAAGCTTTGAGGTGGACAGATCGGTGTGGCTTTGGATCTTCTGCAGGAAGTTCACTTCCGCCGACTTGTGGACGGACGTGCCTTTGTGCTGTGGGATCGTGGGAATGAAGGGTTTCTTCTCGTGGTACCGCTGAAAGTACATCCATCCGCACTTGAAGTATGTCTTCATCTTGCTCGTTGAGATCGTCTTTCGCTTCGGGGGTTCTGCGGGTGCCGGGGCTTGGGTCGGTTCGTTCATTTTGAGCAGTGCCTCTTGTGAACCTTCTCAAGATCCCTCAGGTTCTTCACAGAAGGTGCATGAATGTCTCTGACCCAGTTCTGCAGACTGCGGTATGAAAGACCGCTTTCCTCGGCGATCTGCGCCCTGCTGACCTCCTTGGCGTTGAGTTCCTCGATCATGCCAAGTGCCACGGCTCGGCGGATCTGTTTACTGTTGATTTTCACTATTCTCTTGTCCATCTTTCCTCCCGGTTAAAAAGTGTTTGTGAGCCTCTGCGAGCATGATGTTGCTGAACTGATTATTTAACGTCTGCAGCAGAAGAGCGTCTTTGAATACTGACGAGGGAACGTGACTCACGGACATGAACCGTGTCTCCTCACCCTTTCCCATGATGAACAACGTCAGCGTCCCATGGACAGCGTCGAAGCCGTGCTGTTCTGCGACCGCCTGAGCGAACTGCCGAAGCTTGTCCTCGACGTTCTCGTTCGGCTGAATGAACCCTCCCTCTGTCATGACTCCTCCTGAATTAAAATGTGAACCGGGAAATAACAGCACGGGGACACCGCCCCGCCGACCAGATCGCTTTCAAGGACTTCCTCACCGCATCCTGTACAGATAAAAACCACAACGTCTCCTCTTACGATTGAAAGGCTTCCCGCTTGGCGATGACGATGGTCCCTCGCAGGAAAGGGTAAGCCTTGTTTTTGGGTAAGTTTCTTATGGCTCCTTCTTCGTTCACGACTGCATAGCAACCACGCAAAGCAGGATGATTGAGCGGTGATTCAAAATATATAAAGCCGTCAACCAACCTCTGCAGAAGAGTGATGCTCGCAGGCTTTTCGTCAATGGTCATGCGGTATCTCGTCCCGTCTTCGCGCACCACTAAATACTTGAACTTCTTCATCGCCCGACTCCGTAGGTGTCCTGCACGATCCTGTGGTGTTGTTTGATGTAAGGAAGAGCCGCAAGCCCGGGGCTGATACCGTACCCGCCCGTTTCAACGTATGCCCGCATGCACCTGACAGAGCAGACGTTCACCCGGGATCCGCACCCTCCCGGGTGCCGTGACTGATGAACCGCCTGACCTGAGTGAAGAACCTTTTTGCATTGCTCGCAGGTGTGTTTGCCGTGGATGACGATGCGCTCAAAGGTCATGATGGCACCGATCCGACAGCGAACATTTTCTCGAGTTCCTTGCGTTCGTTGGATCTACAGATCTCACACTCAAAGTGAATCGTCTCACCTTGAAATTGAAAACTGTATTCTTGAATAGGTTCCCAAGTATCGAGAAGGCTAAAGCCCCACTCGGGGATGTGCTTCTCACAGGACACCTGTCCGTTATCTGATGAATTAAAGAGAGGGGTGTTTGTCTGATCTTTCATGATGTTCCTCCTTGGGCTTGGTTAAGTGAATTATAGGAAGTTTTTCGGAAGCGTCAACAAAAAACTTCACACATTTTTTGAAGGTGTCAAAATAGGCGGATCTGGCAGGAAGATAAAAAACACACGGGAATGAGGTTCGCAGGCGAATGACACACAATCCCTTGGGGTTTTAAAAAAGACGCTTGCTTTAAAAAAAAGTCTGTGCAGAATCCGAATCTTGCGGTTTTTTTCTCTGCTTTTCTTCCCTAAAGACAAAGCATCCGAATGACGGACGTTCTCAAGGCGGTTTATGAACTGGGACTTTCAGACGGTGAACACGCATCGGCCAGCTTCCCGCAGTAGAGGACAGGATATACCCGGAAAGACTTCAAGGCGAAGACAAGCCCACTCCGCCGAAAGCCTTGCAGGAAGACCGGTGCTTTGTTTGTGTGAGCCCTGATATACATATCTGGGTGGGCTCGTGGTTTAAATCCCGCTTGATTCTCTTGCCGTAATGCCCTATTATTTCGACGTTCCTCACCCGGGCTTGGGTATTGAACAGGGGCATTTCCAAAGATGCCTAGCGGCCAGCGGATGGCGTGTTACATCCCTGGCCTTTTTTATTGCCTGCTTGACTTTTCCGCACGACTTGCCGATTATCCTCCCGATGACACCTTCAACAAAATACGTACTCTTCCAAGAACTCCTCTCCGTAAGTATCGCAATCATCCTGCTCGACATCTTCACTCAACGCTTAAACGACAGACCAAGGAAAGGCCGCACCCATGCAAGAAGCCGAAGCTCCCGCACCCACTAATTCACTCAACGCCATCATCCATCTCGGTGTGCCGACATACGGCGACACCATCCTTGCCAACTCAGTCGGAGCGATGCTTCAGTGTACCCGGCGAAAAGACGTGCGGGCAGAGTTCGACATCCAGGGCTTCTCAGGCCTGACCGCGAACTTCAACAGCCTTTACATCAACGCCCTGAACAAGCTTCCGCGGGGCTTCACGCACTTTGCGATGATGCACGCCGACATCTTCCCTGAGGCCGGGTGGCTTGATAAGCTTCTTGAGATCATGGCTCGTGAGCAGGCCGATGTGGTTTCAGCGATCGTGCCGATCAAAGACGATCAAGGCCTGACCTCGACAGCTTTGGAGACCGATGACTTCTGGAGACCCCGCAGGCTGACCCTCACGGAGGTATACGAGGAGTGGGCTCCGACATTCTCCATGCCGAACCTGCTCCTGAACACAGGCCTGATGCTTGTTGACATCAGAAAGCCGTGGGCGAAAAAGGTGCGCTTTCACGTAGAGGACAAGATCGAGGAGATCACGCCCGGTGTCTTCAAAGCTTTCTTCGCGCCCGAGGATTGGAACTTCTCAAGGGACGCATCAAAGCTCGGGGCGAAGCTCGTGGCGACCCGTGAGGTCATGGTGGAACACATCGGACCGATGAACTATCCGAACCGTCACAAGTGGGGAACGCTTAAAAGGGACATCATCCCGGGAGGCAAGTCGTGAGCGGAAGACGTTCAAAGCTGATCAGAAGAGAAGCGCAGGCTGTATGCAAAGAGGCGGGTGCCATGCCGATCTGGAGAACCGTTTATCGGTCCATGAAAAAGGCATACACACGAAGCAGATGAGCAGGCGTCATCAGGAAGGCCGGGAGGGAAAGTGGGCAAAAAGAAGCATGTCAAAGTTCAAGCTCAAAAAGACGAAGCGCAGAAGCCCGCGGGAGAACCGCCGAAGATCCCGGGAAAGCACCCGGGAGGACGGCCTTCAAAGCTGACGCCCGCGCTTGCTCTGAAGATCTTCAACCTCGCACGCTTGGGTGCCACCGATCAGCAGATAGCAGACACACTTGACCTTACCCGCCAGACGATCAGCAACTGGAAAACGAGCAAAGAGTTTTTTGACTCCTTAAAAGCCGCCAAGGATGACGTTGATGACATGGTCGAGCGTTCGCTCCTGCAGCGTGGGCTCGGTTACAACATCGAGGAAGAAAAGCTCTTTGTGATCAACGACAAGATCACGAGCAAGACGGTTCTCAAGCACATCGTCGCGGACACGACTGCCGCCTTGGCGTGGCTTCACAACAGGCGCCCCGACAAGTGGCGGCAGAAGATCCCAGAGCTTTCAAACCTTGCCGACTCCATTGGCAACGTACTCCAAGAGCTGAGAAAGTATGCCGAGAAAAGGCCTTCAAAATCTGACCTCAAAGGCAAGTAAACCTGCAGCCGACCCGCGGGCAGAGATGCTGAAGCGGGTTCTCGGATATCAGGACAAGCCTGTTGACTACCTGGCGCAGGTCCTCGGCATCAAACACGTGTGGAGGAAGAAAGGCGATCTCGACAAGTTCCCGGGAGAGCCGGCCATCTGGTCTCTGCAGGAGGATCTCTTAAACGCCTGCCCGCGCGCCATCAAAGAGCGCAAGGCTATTTACTGCGGATCAGGACACTCCTGCGGGAAAGACTTCATCGCTGCAGCCATCGGCCTGTGGTTCCTGCAGACAAGAATGCCCTCGATCGTCGTTCTCACCGGTCCCACGTCCCGCCAGGTCGAGGACATCATGTGGAAAGAGACGCTCGGTCATTGGGAGCGGAAAGTCATCAACTTGGGCGGTCACGCCATGACATCACCCCGGCTCGACATCGACACAGACTGGTACATGGTCGGGTTCACGACGAAGGAATCGAAGGGATCCAAAGAGGCCGGCGGTGCAAAGTTCCAAGGCTTCAAGGGTAAGGACAACATCTGCGTGATCGTGACCGAACCGCAGGCTGTTGAAGACGTGATCTATGACCAGATCGACGCCATCACAACGGGTGCGAACGTCCTTGTTGTGTTCATCGGTAACCCGACCCGGGCATCTGGCCGCTTCGCCAAAGGCCTGAAAGACAAGAAGACAAACATCGTTTTCAACATCTCCTGCCTTGAGAACCCGAACTATCTCGAGCGCAGGACAGTCATCCCGGGTCTGGCATCCTTCGCCTGGGTGGAAGACAAGCGCACTAAGTGGGGCGAAGATGATCCCCGGTGGATCGGCCGTGTCGAAGGCAAGCTTCCTGACGGCACGACTAACCGGGTCTTCAGCGATGAACTGCTCAATCACATGACGAGCCGGCACGGGCTTCTGTCCACGTATTCAGACGTGAGAGGCGTGGCTTTGGATCCCGCGGGCGAAGGCGTGGATGATAACGTCTTTATGTCTGGCTCAGGCGGTGAGGTCATCGAGACCTTCATGAAGACGAGGATGTCTCCCTCGGACACAGCCATCAAGGCCATCGAGATGTGCAAGCGCATCAACGGGAACTTTGTCATCGTGGACGTGGACGGTCTCGGGCAACGTGACTATGCCGAGCTCGTGAAGCTCCCGCGGGATTACAAGCAGGGCATTCAGATCGTCCCCTTCGCAGGCTCAAACGCAAGTGACGTTGTCATGGTGCTTCCGAACGGTAAGGAAAAGAAACTCTACGGCAACCTGCGGGCGGAGGCTGCTTTCGCCGCGCAGGAGAGAGCCAAGGCGGGACGCGCGGGTCTTGATCCCAAGGCAGAAGAGCTGAAGGAAGACCTCGAGGCCGACATGTGGTTTGAGAAAAACGGTGTGATCTACCTGCTCGACAAGGATGACATCCGCCTGCTTCTTGACCGATCACCTGGTCAAGGTGATGCCTATAAAATGCTCCAATGGGCGACGAAAAAGAACTTCCGCAAAGAGCCGGGTAACTGGGACGGCGGTGGAAACAGCTTGCCAACAACCGCCATCATGGACGATACTCCTCCCGTTTCGGTGAAAGATCTCCGAAACTTACCGCGTCAAGCGCAGATGGACTGAGACTCTCCCATGATAATCAGACCTGGAACCAGAGAAGACATCCCCGCTGCAGCCGACCTGATTGACGAGTTCATCGCAACAAGCCTCTTTGAGTACGGAATCAAGTTCGACCGAGCGCACGTGGTCAAGACCTGCGAGTCCTTCGTGGGTGAGAACTCGCTTCTCGCCGTGGAAGGTGACAAAGTCGTGGGCTTGATCGCCGGCATTGAGAAGAAACATTTCCTCACGGGCGAGAGGTTCTTCGAGGAGCAGATGTGGTTTGTTTCCAAGGCATACCGCAGGCAGGGCATCCTCCTTGTGCAGGAGCTTGAGCGTCAACTTCGTGCCAGAGGGGTCGATAAGTTCATCATGGGCTACATGGCAAACTCAATGTCAGAGAAACTTCACGCTCTCTATGAGGCGATGGGATTCCGCTTCATGGAGGCACACTTCATCAAGGAGCTGAAATGATCGCGCGCCTCCTCCGCTGTCAAAAGGGTTTCATCGCAACAAGCACGGCTCTCGCCGCAGTAGGCACGGCCGTTGCCATCGGCGGCGCAGTCAAAGGTGCCGTTGACCTCTTCAAGGGATCACGGAGCGAAAGCAAGTCTGCCCCGGCTGCCTTACCCGCACCGGCAACGCCGACCCCGGGAGCATCCCTGGACGAAGCAAAACAGCAGGCAGCTCGTCGAAGAGCGACCGCTGCAGCCAACGGCGGGAACACAAACATCACGGGCGGGACGGCTTATCTCCAGCCTCAAAACCTTCAGCAGAAACAACTCCTCGGCCAATGAACATCAGAATCGCACAGACCTGCGACATCCCCACTCTTCAGCAGATGAACAGAGACCACGCCTCGGGCAGTCAATACAACAAGGATAAGGTCGATAACTTTATCGCTGGATGCGTTCAGACAGGGCGTGTGCTTGTGGCTGTGGTGGATGACAAGGTCGTGGGGTTCATGGCCGGGAATGTTCAGGAATCACTCTTCACCGATGACGTGTTCTTCATCGCCATGGTGCTTTACTTCAAAGAGGGATATAGCATTCATGTCGGACGCTTCCTCGGCATGGTCAACGACTTCCTTGACGCCATGACCAAGGCAACAAAGCTCGTGATCGCTGTTCCCTATTTTCACGCAAACAATGAGCGTCTTTACGAGCTGAAGGGCTTCCAGAAGCTCGAGACGCACTGGGTGAGGGACATCGTTTGAAAAAGCCAGAGAAGAAGCCTGTATCACCCACCAAGGAACCGAAGATCCGCAGGAACGGAATCCTCGTCAAATACAAGTGTGACCTTTGCAATTTAACCCGTGAGAGGTTCTCAAGCGATGAGTGTGTCGTGGAAGTCGCCAAGCTGATCTGCGTTAAGGATCGGACAGAGATGCGCCGCGAGACATCGTTCATCGACGAGGATGGAAAGGAATGCCACCGTGCCGGGTTTTAGCGTAGAAGACGTCTGCCGTCAGAATGACATGCTGTCCGCCGAGAATGAAAACTGGAGAGGTTATCACCAGGAGGTTCTCGACTTCTGCAACCCTCGCAACGCCTTCATGACCATGCCCCGCAACCCGGGCGACCGTCTGAAGTTCAATCACCTTTACGACAGCACGGGCATCAAGTCCCTAAAGATCTTCACCGCGGGCTTCCACGCCAATCACACGAACCCGGCGTCAATCTGGTTCGATTGGGTCACAGACCAGATCGAACTCAAGGAAGACAAAGACGTGAAGATGTTCTTCGCTGCCTGCAGGGACATTCAGCTTGCCACGCTCAACAAGTCAAACTTCAACACCTGTCAGAGGAGTTTCTACGAGAACCTGGGATCTCTAGGGACCGGCGTCACACTTCAGCTCGAGGACTTTCAGAACGTCTGCAGGTTCAATCAGATCCCGCTCGACCAGATCAACCTCGAGGAGGACGCCTTCGGCCGTATCATCGCCGTGTACCGCAATTTCAAGCTGAAAGCCATCCAAGCCTATGCCCTTTGGAAAGAGAAGGCAGGCAAGGAAGTCGTTGAAGCCATCACGGCCAAAAAATACAATCAGGAGTTCGAGTTCCTGCACGTATGCAAGCCTCGTGACTATTACGACCACACGAAGATGGACTCCCTGAACATGCCGATCGCCTCTATGTGGATCAACAAGAAAGAGAAGCACCTGATCAAGGAATCGGGCTTCACGGAGCTTCCCTACCACGTGGGGCGGTATTACAAGGCAGAGGGAACAGCCTTCGGATATTCCCCGGCCATGGACATCCTGTCAGCGATGCGCCTGATCAACGCTCAGAAGCGCACGACCCTTCGCGCTGCCATGAAGGCAACCGACCCGGCGATGCACCTGCCTTCCCGCGGGTTCATGCTTCCGCTGAACCTGAACCCCGGGGCTTTGAACTACCGCCTTGAGGGAACAGGAGCAGACTCCCTGACGGCGATGCCGACCGGGAACGCCAAGAACTTCGGCATCACCCTTGAGATGATGAAAATGGAGCGTGAGGACATCGAGGAAGCGTTCTTCGTTCCGCTCTTCAAGGCGATGTCCCGCATCGACAAGGAGATGACCGTTCCCGAGGTCAATGCTGTCATCCGTGAGAACATGATCCTCCTCGGTCCCGTGGTCGGCGAAACGATGCCCGAATACATGGGTCCGCTTCTGGTGCGGAACTTTAACATGCACCTTGCAGCCGGGAAGTTCCCTGCGATCCCTGAGAAACTCCTAGGGACAACCTTTCAGCCGATCTATCTGTCTCCGCTTGCCAAGGCGCAGCGTGAGAGTGAGCTTGTCACCCTTGAGAGGTTCTTCGGGGCGGCGGCATCTGTGGCGCAGATCAAGGGTCCGCAGGTTCTGGACAAGATTGACGGCGACAAGTCGATCGACCTGGTGGCTGAGATCATGGGTGTGAACCCGAAGGTCCTGGTCGCACAGCACGAAGTGGAGCTTCAGAGAAAAGTCCGCGCCGAAGAGCAGGCCAAGATGGCGCAGGCCAATATGATCGCAGGCGGAGCCAAGGTCGCCAATGACCTCGCCGGCGCACAGCAAAAGGCGGCACAAGCTGAAAAGGTGGCTGCTTGAGCGTAATTCACACGATAAAGACTTACCACGTAGCAGACCTCCCCTACCTCCTCCGCCTTGTGCTTCGCTCGATCTACGACCGGGACAACATGCCCGCCGAAGACATCCACCTGATGATGCACTCCATGATCAAGTGGAACACGCACCTGAAGGACAAGATCGAGCAGTACAATGAGCGTTTTAAACTGGACGGAACTCAGACCACAGACGAGCACTCAGCCCTGCAGGAATATCTTATCCGCCTGGGATGGCTTCTGCAGAGAGACGCTGACGGCAAGTTTGAACGCCGGAAGATGCTCTTCAAACTTCACCGCATTGACTACCGCAAGTTTCACCGCCTGCCCGAAGCTTACACTCCAGAAGGAATCGCGGCCGCACAAGAGCAGTACAAAAAATATGCACAAAAGAACCCTGAGCAGGAGTTCATGGGCGTTCAGTCATCTCCCGAGGTGCAGAAAGCCATGGAAACCGCTAGAACCTTAGACACCGGAGGCGCATGAACTTTACGATCGAACTCGCAGAGACAGACTCTTTCATCCACGAGGACGGCAAGGCTCGGCTCGTGAATGTCATCATCAGGCTTGAGAACAAGAAGGTCTTCCGCTTCCCTTACCCGGCCGGGAATGAGATCTCTTCGCTTTACCGTGAGGCCGAGAGGCTAATCGCAGGTGAGCGCGGGATGACGCCTGTGGCTGATGTGCCATCACTAGGAACAATCGCCTATGAGATCCGCAGGGAGACAGATATCAAGTTAGATAAGCAGATCTTGGACGCTGCCTTCTCAAACGAGATCGAACGCCGTGACATCGTGCGCTTCATCGGCCTGCCTGACAGCGTGGACAAAAGCCTGACGTCTCTTTCTGAAGAGCTTGAAGTCGGAAAAGAGTACCGGGTTCTGGCCATCACGAAGCAGAACAACATCGTCACGAGCTACGACATCCAAGACGATGACAGCCCGAACAAGATCAGGCTCACCGTCCCGGTCTTCACCGTGAAACTCGTCCGAAAGGCTGAGAAGATCCTGCCGAAGTCATTCCCGGGCTTTGAGCTGTTGTTCAAGTGTGAGTGTGGCGACGAGGGCATCATCCTGGCAGCGAACAAAGATGTCCCTTACCAGGGGCGTTGCGAAGGCTGTGGCAAGATGAACGTCAAGGACTGGCCTGAACGCCGGGAGGAAGCCAAGTGATCAACCACGCCCTTCAGAAGAAACTCGAGGAACTGAGACTCAACGGTCACGCCCTTGAACGGCTTTATATGCGGGTATTCAACTCCGAGGACGGCAAGCTCGTTCTCGAGGATCTCCGCACCCGCGGGTTCATCTTTGTCCCCACGCACTCAGAGCGCGACGAGGGCAAGAGAGAGCTGATCCTTCACATTGAAACGATGATTAACCCGGTGCCTGTCGAAGAGGCACCGAAAACAAACAACGAACCGGGCGACATGCCCGAGCAGGGGGAAATGTCATGAACAAGTTCCTGAAGATGATCTTTTTGATGCTGTCAAACGAGCGTGGCGAAGTGGCCACGCTCGTTTGACAGCATCAAAAAG